CCTTCGCCTTTGATGCCAGCGAAAGGCAAACGAATCATTGCTCGTTCTTGCCAGAAAAATGTGTTTTTTGTATTTGCATCGGGAAGGAATCGCAGTGTTGCACTTTGTCCTTCTTCCATGTTCCAATGTGGATAAATCGAATTGTCTCCACCGGTGGATTGCCCACCTTTGTTACCCTCTGCTGCCTGTAGTCTTGCTCTGATTTCTGCTAATGATGCCATAGTTTTTTCTCCTTGATAAGTTGCCTATGTTATGTTGCCTATCTAAATGTTTAGATCTTAGTTGCCTGTGATACACAAACGAAAAAGCGCAAACACTGTAGTAGTATATGCGCTTTCTGTCTACGTGTCAAGAGTATTTATGTCATCTGAGCAAAGCCAATGATTTTATTCTTGCCAGAAGTGCATCGCCTTCTTGAATGTCCGTTTCTTTACCTTCGTAGTAGCTGCCGGTCATTGCGGCATTGTAGTTGATTGGGTCATCTACTCCCTCGCCCATACTGTAAGGCATGCCCACAGCACCGCCATCTTCGTCCATTGTTAAATCAACATTAGCTACTTTTGACAGTGGAGTACTGTCTCCAGATTTAAGTGGAGACAACTCATTGTGTCTACGTGGCTGCATTGGATTGATTAGTTTTTTTCCTGCTGGTAAATCTTCAAAGTCAGGACCAAAGCCACGGATTTCAATACGTGGAATACTATCATCTTCGTACATGCTGCCACATTCCATCAACCCGTGTTCTGGACAGTATTGACCTTCCATGGTCATGTTGCATGAGCCCTCGCTCACAGGCATGATCATTGGAGCAATGAGATTTTCATTGATGCCAAGATCGTCAGCAAAACGGTTGCTGACCCACTCGTGCGGATCGCCGTCACGAGCTTTCTTTGTACCATAGGGCATGTCATCAAAGTAGTAGTCATACAATGCATCATACAGGTCATTGTCCATGTCGCCAGACTGTGTGAACTCTCTCACTTCAGGACCAAAGCGGTCTTTGATGTGTTCCAAGGTGCTGCCTGTACTATCGGTCAACACACCTTCTTGAAGTGGTACTCCAGCATGCTCAAGCATGCGAGCCAGTTCGGCGTTCTCCAACTTTAATGGATTAATACTTCTATTCATAGGATCTTTTCCGCCGCCGCCCAACCCCGCACCGCCGCCCATGCCACCGCCACCAGTCATTCTACTGGTAGCACTGCCGCCGCCCTTTTGAATACTCTTGGGAATATCGCTGCCTTGTTTGGCACCAAATGTGTTTATTGGTATACGGTCTACTTTTGTATCAGTCACTGATGGCACAACTGTTGAAGCAAAACGGCCACTGTCCCCTACAGTACTGACACTTTTTCCTGCTTGTTTGAAACTGGGGTTTTTGTCATAGAAATCTTGATGTTGTTTATTCATCCAAGATGTATTTTTGTCAGGCTGTCCGTGTCGTTGATTCAACCAATCTTTATCTGTTTCTTCACTAACAGGAGGTGCAGTGTCTTGCGGCACAGCAGCAGGTGCTGCCTGTGTGCTCTGAGGAGTTTGAACTCCCAGTTCGGCCAGTCTGCGTTGTACATCTGAGTCGTCCCAGATGTTGGCTCTTGGATCATTGTCAGCCAAATTGTTCAAGATGTCAAACAGTTCATCATCTCCTACCAAATCATACAACTGTTCAGTGGCATTCATGGCATCAGCACCTACTATGAGTTCGCCGGTCATGAGCTGTTGTAGTTTTTCATAAGCTTCGGGCGTGTCGGGCAAGGCCCAGGTGCCTTCGCTCAAACGGTTCATGTAATTTTCAAATATTTCGGCTTCTTTCATTTTGGTTCCTTGCTGTTGTATCTTGGCTAGAGTGGGCAATGCTGCTTCAATTCTAGTGTCTAATGTTTGTTGCACAAACATGTTTTTTAAATCTTCAACCAGACTCTCTTGTTGATCAATTTGATCTGGTGCCCACGACTCAAAGTAGGTGTGATATCCACGTGACGAAGACAGTCGTTTTAGATTTTCTTGAAGGCTGCGATAGTAATGTGCAGCCGATTCTACCAGTTCTTGTGTGATGCCTTCATACACATGATGTTGTTTGGCACGGTTGAATCTTGACAACACTGACAGCTCTTGAACCATTTCGTTTATATGGTTGCCGCGCACGTCATAAGGGCGGCCGCCTTGTCGTACATGTTCCAACATGGCACGACCGTGTATGAGACGATTGCTCTGCAGTTTGAATCGTTCTCCGTCAGCAGTTTCAATAAAAATGCTTTCAATGTATCGATAGCGTTTGTCATCTTCGCCAATTATTTTGTTGTGTTTGATCAGTATTCTGGCCTCTGTGGGCTCGCCTATAAAGCTCTCACGGCGACTGCCGTAGTAGCCTTCAAATAAGCCTTCTTTTACAGCAGCCTGGCCAGCCAATGAGTGCTTGAGTCTGCTGAGATTTTGAGGACTAAAGGTATATCTGTGTGTTTGAGCCAGCTTGCGCATTTGATTCAAAAACGCAAACCATTCGTCTTTGTCTTGGTCTTGCATGCTGCGACCAAGATTGTCCCCAAAAAACAACATCAGCTCGTTGTCATCGCCTATCACTGCCACAGCAGATCCATAATTGTTGCCGCTGGCGCTGCGATAGTCAAAACTTATAGTATTAGCATCAGCAGGACCGCTGCTTTGGCCACCCTCGTCCCGATATTCAGGATCGAAGTTGTTTGTGACCAGCAGGTCCGCCAGTTCTTGAGAGATTGAATTTTCTTGGGCCATAGTGCAATATTTACCTAAGTATAGAAATGAACGGCATTGGATCAATCACGTTGTCGCTGTGATCTTTCATTTGTGTGTCCAATTCTACGTGATATGTTTGCAACATCATCAGCATGCGCACCACCAACAGCGAACTCATAACAAGATCATCTGTTTCTCCGGGCTTGGCAGCATAACTGCTGCCGTTGGCCACAAAAGTTTTGAGCTCACTAATCAAGGGTCTGCTGTACAGTTTCATACGCCCAGATTCCACCAACACTTTGAACTTGTTGCAAGCAGTGAGTTTGGCTTTGTTTGTGGTGTTGAATCCTTTGCGAAACCTACGTCCGGTTGTGCCTGTTACACTATTATCGCTGAGGAAATAGCCCTTGATGTTTTCTTCTCCATACTCGTTTATGGATATCAGTGCGGCTTCGCCAATGGTGTTGTTTTCCACTGAGTAGTAGATCTTTTTGTCATCTTTGGTGATTTCGTACAGTTCATTCACAATGTCCGCCAACAGTTTGACCTGTGTGGGAATGTCTGATTTGTTGTGACGCCACTCGGCCACTTGCTCTGTGGTGTCTGCTTCAAACACTTGTATGGCACTGGGATCACCACCTGTGCCCAGGCTAGGGTCCAGGGCCACAATATACATCTTGTCCTGGCTGGGCTTTTTGTACCAGCGTACTTGTCCTGTGCGGCGATTGGGTTCTACCCCTTCCAAGTCCAGCAATCGGGTGGGAGCAATTAGTGTTTCGTCATTGATAACAAACTCACATTCCATTTCTCGCCGAAATCGATCTTCGCCCAGTTGTGCCAGCTGTTCCAGACCCCATTGTTCATCACGATCTGGGTGCTCGCGCCAGTTGCTTCTAAATGCACGGAATCCGTTGATGCCCAGTTCTGTGGTATTGCCATGCTCGTCCTGAGTCTTGTTGGCACCTTTCCACAGATATGCAAACTGATCTTCGTCACTGTTGGGAGTGCTTGTGATAATTGCTTTACCACCAGTTGCTAATGTAGGGCTGATGGAAGTCCAAAACTCTCGAGCAATGGTGGGCCGGACAAATGCAAATTCATCGGCATACAACAAGGATATACTCATACCCCGTCCAGTTGTTTCTGTAGTTGTCTGGGCAACAATGCGGCTTCCGTTTTCAAACTCTAGACTGTTTTTGTTGTAACTGGTGGCACCAGCACGTATGTGATTGGGACACAGTTCATATGCATATCTAATACGTTGCATGATCTCCTGCGCACCTGTGTATTTGTGTGCAGCCACAAGGATCGTGCTGTCTGGAACAAACTGTGCATACCACAACAGGTACCCAGCAGCCGAAGTTGACTTGCCTGTTTGTCGAGGCATTAGTGATATTGAGTATCTGTAGTTGTGATATGTTTCAATCAGTCGGGTTTGATATTCAAATGGATGATACAACATCTTGCCGCGTGTGGGATGCTGGATGTAAAAGAAATTGTCCATAAAATACAGTGGCCCGGTCACGGGATCTGCACAGGCAGCAAACTCCATGAGTTCTTGTTCAGTGTATATTTCTTTGCGGTGCGGTGCTTTGACCAACACTGTTTCTAAATTTTTATTTGGTGGCGAAATCATTTAATATTCTTTCTGCAAACAGTTGATGCCCGAGTGGGCCAGCATGCATGCGATCTCTGGCATACTCTACTTCTTCACGACTTTTGGCAAACCAATCATGTGCATTGTAAGTCAAACAGCGTATGCCCAACCTGGCACACAGACCTTCAACTGCCAGTCGATTACGTGCGTTATTTAAGTCTGCATTGCGGTCATTCAAGAACCAAGTTTTTATAAAGCCATCCTGATCAGTTCCGCCGATTTCACTGGCAGGCATGTAAGTGTCATGATTGTGGTTGTGTTTTTCTGACACCAAATCAAATCTGTGTTTGGGAGGTGCTGCCATTACCACCAACTTTGGTCGTAACACTGGTAACCAATACTCGGCCAACATAAAACAAGTGTCAGCACTGGTACCGGCCCAGGCCAGATTGTAATTTTTCAAACCCAAGGCCTGTGCAACCAAATAACTCCATGTGGACTGCTCTGGCAGACCAATACCAATGGTATAGCTGCAACCCAATGATATCATACTGTTGGCCTGCGGATCAAACTCCTCTGATCTAAATCCGTTGCTGTTTATACGGTATGTTATAGCGTCAGGCTCAAGCCATCCTTTGTTGCGAAAATACTCACGGTATTCTTCGTTTTGTACCAGTTGCTGAAAACTTTCTTCTGTGTCAGTTGGCAACCATTTCAAAGTCTGATGGCGATATTTTGACATCATGCCAAAATGCCAAGGAGGCTGGTTATTGGTCATAGTAATCCTTTTTCTATGTTGGGCCACAAGTCTACAAATCTTGTGGTTTTCTTCAGTGTTGTTTCCATGTCCTGATGCCAGGTCAAAATGTCTGGCACAAAATCTTGATTGGTCAGATAACTGTTGTCCGTCAGCGTGGCACGATATCTTTCAAGTACGTCAGTGCTTAGATGCGTTTGGTCTTGGTATTTGGCCACCACACGATCAATTTCTGCTATGGCAAGTTGTCGCAGTCTTACAGATTGACGTCTTATGTCCAAATCCCAAGGGTTGGTCAACTCACACCAGAAAATATGTAACTGTTGTTCGGCACAAAAGTCATAGTACTCCATCAAGTCTAAAGCACAGTATATTGAATACGCAGGATGTGCTTGAACTTTCTGTCCATCCTGTTTCATCACTTGTATGTTGTCAACAAACTGTGTCCAGCTGGCACCGTGCCGCACATATTCAAACTTGTCCTGGTCAGCATTGTCAAAACTGATCATCCAACTCACGTTGGGCCAGGTCTTTAACCGTTGGTAGATGGCATTGTTGTTGAGATCCATGCTGAGGTTGGTAGTGATCATCACACTGACTTTGCTGGCGTCAATGTAGTCTAAAAACTTCTCTAGTCCTCGTTGCAACAGCGGCTCACCACCACCCAGGCTGAGTCCTTGTATGTTGTGTCCTTGGGTGCGAGCCAGTTCAATTAGATCAGCATGTTCGTTTTTGACATGATTGATGGGAATCTTTTTTATGCTTTGCCACGCTGTGCTGGTTTCTGGATTGCAGTACACACAAGCAAGATTGCACAGGTTGCTCCAGTTAACCACTAGGTGTTCCAGTTTGAAAAAGTCTGGGTCTGCGTCAATTGCCTTCATGGATTCTGCACTGGTTGTGCGTACTGTTCTACCACTGACTCCTGTGGTTTCTTCCAGTCGTTTACACCATGAGCACCCTGGTGCCCACTCACCACGTGCCATGGCCTGTTTCATGCCAGTGACCACAGGACCAGTGATGACTTCTTGAATGGTGTTTTGCTTGATGTTGCCAATCATGTCCACGCAATGAAAGCAAGGACTGACTTCCCCAGCTTGATCAATGTTGAGACTGGTCCATGGCGCAGGACAGAACGTGGGACTATCAGATATCATTGTGGTGTCATCCATGTGTATGAAGTCACTCTATAAGAGTCTGCGGGTGTGAGCATGGCATGCCACAACAGCGGTCTATAACCCGTTGCATCTGCTTGATTGATCATGATGTAGCCAGCGTTGGGCTGCGAAGGTGTTTGATAACGCAAGGTTGAGGGATCCTTGTGCCAGTAAAAAGCTGTGCCCGGACCGCGCCAGGTCAAGTGCATGCTGCCTGGCATTTCTCCATCAGTATGCATGCTGCAGGTAAATCCCGGTTCGTCCACCCACCATGCTGTTCCAAAATAAGGTTGTAATTGTCTGCCAATTGTTGATTCAATCGTTGACCATTGCTGGCCAAGTTCACGGTGCCATTGGTCAATCCAAGGTATAGCTGTGTCAGTTATACGTCTACGTGACCAGTTCTCTTGTCCTTCCTGACGTTGCCAAGGCAATGCTAACCAGTCTGTTGTCACGACCAATTCTGCCAGGTCAACACTTACAGCATGCTCTACCCTAAACAAATTGTTTTCGCTGTCAATCGGGGTCACAA